CAGCGCTGATCGAGACCCGTCAGGAAGCCGGAAATCAGTTCGATACCCTTCGCCAGCAGCGTGACGCTCAGGTCACCAATCGCCGCCAGAGCCATTGACGAAACGAGGAATAACCATGCCTGAATGGTCGGCCAGTGCTGGTTGAGGCCGTCCAGCAGTCCCTGCAGGAGCTCGATGCCTTTGATCAGCAGGGTCATGGCTAGGCTGCCCACTGCCGTCTGGATCTTCACCGGCAGGGTAAGCATCCACATGGAGACCAGGTACCAGTTGACATCGAGACCAGTGACAAAGCCCTGCAGGAATTCCAGTGCCTTCGGAGCCATCGTCAGGCCGACGTAGCCGATGGTGGCTGGGAGGGCCAGCATCAGGGTCAGCAGGGCCATGCCGATGCCGGCCCAGAGCCCGGGATTTGAGACGGCGGTGATGAAGCCCTGGATCAGCTCTCCTGCCTTGCCCACAAGTGTCCGGCTCAGGTCGCCGACCTTGGAGCCGATCGTTTCGCCCATGCCGGCCCAGTTGACCGAATCGATCGCGGTGTCGTACCAGTGCTTCAGACCGGTGCCGAGATTGCCAAGCTTGCCGACAATAGTGGCAACGATGTCGCCAACCGTGACCGCAGCGGCGAGAACGTCACCCCAGGGAATAGAGGTGGCGGCATTCCACAGCCAGACGAACAGGGCAGCGCCCAGGTCGCCCAGCTTGCTCACGATCGTGGCGGTGATGTCACCGGCGGACGATGCCGCACGTCCAATCACGCCGCCCCAATCCACTGACGACGCCTGCTCCCACAACCAGGACCCGAGGGCGCCGGCGAGGTCACCCAACGCGGTGAGGATGGCACTCCAGTTGATGGCGCTGAATGCTGCCTGGATGGCAGACCAGAGATTGTTCGCCGCCCGGCCGATCGCGTCGAACGCCTCCCCAAAGTTGCCAGCCTTGAAGGCAAAGAACGCATCGGTCAGGTCGCTGGCCGCCATCCGCATGAACCGGAAGGCATCGGCCAGCGGTGGGACCATCTGTTGCAGGGCCGCGAACACCGCCTCCAGTGGGTTCAGCCCCATGGTCCGCATGTTTTGCCAGACCTGGATCAGCTCCTGCGCCTTGTCGATGATCCAGGTGAGGGCAGCACCGAGCTCGTCCCGGAAGATGTAGGCCAGCAGGGCCGCCGCCGCGATGACCAGGCCGATCGGTGAGACCATGAAGCCGATCACGCCGAGCAGGGCACTCAGGCCCGGCAGGAGCATGCCGACGACCATCAGGAGTGGCCCCAGCGCGGCCGCTGCTGCCAGAATGCCGACGATCCACTTCTGCATACTCGGCGAGAGGCTGTCCAGCCACGTGAGCATTGCCTGGAGCGCTTCCAGCCCTTTGTTCACGAACGGCAACAGGTGGCGGCCGAACGCTGCTCCGACATTCTGCAGCTTTGCCTGGAAGGTCTTCAGTCGGTTGGAAGTCGAGTTGGCGGTGTCAGCAAAGTCGCCCTGAGCATCAGTCGTCTCGTCGAGAATGATCTGATACCGAGCCATCGCCTTGTCGGCTTCCGTCAGCTCTCCTGCAGTCGCCGCCAGGCCCATCTCCAGGGCCTTGGTTTCTACGGCCGCCGCTGATACGTCCACGCCGTATTTGCGGATTGCCTCGGTCTCCCCAGCCAACGCCGACGAGATCACTGTGAAGGCTTCTTCCGGGTTCAAGTTGTGGAAAGATCCGAAGTCCGCGGTCAGCTGCGTCATGGCTACCGACATGTCCATCAGCTGGTCGGGTCCAGAGGCAATGGTCTTGAACATGCCGGCAAACGATGAGGAGTAGTCCAGGGCGGCTTGCTGACTCATCCCCATGGCCGTGTCGCTGGTTTTCGACCAGGCCATGATGGCAGCAGCATTCTGGCCAAAGAGCTTGTTCGACTTGTTGGTGGATTCGTCGAGATCCGCCGCCCAGGTGATCGCCTTCCAGCCCGCAGCGGCCAGCGGGAGCGTCACGCCTGCCGTGAGGATGCCTCCCCACTTTCGCGCCGATTCGCCGAGGCTGTCAAGGCTGGCCCGTGCCTTGCCGATGCCACGATCGAACGCGCCGCCTTCGAGCCCAAGTTCAACCAGGAGCTTTGCGATCGTGGCCATTATTTGCCGCCTCGCATCGCCGTGGTTGAATGAGTAGGTCGGCCGATTGGATCACCAGGAGAGAACCCATGCTCACACGACGAACCACGATTGCCGGCGGCCTTGCCGCCGCCCTGCTGCCGGGACTGACAGCTGCCCAGGAAGAGGCCCCATCCGTTGATCTGCTCGAGCGCTTCATCATCGACGTGGTGCAGGATGGCGACGTGTCGGTACTGCCGGAACTGGTCGCGGCCGATGGGTCGATCCCGGACTACGACATCACCGGTATTGATGCCTTTACCGCGGCGTCCGAGGCGGGCCACACGAGCCGGCAGGAACAGTTTGAGGAGTACGAGTTCGTGATCGAAGCCATCGCGGGCACCGAGGAATGGGCGCTGGCCTTCGTTCGATTGCAGGGCGTGGACAGGAACGGCCAGGCGGTTGACGATTCCGCCTTTTATGCCGTGAAGGTGGCAGACGGTCTGATCACCGAGTTGTATCTGGGCGTGGGTTAGGCGCTGGCCTTGCGCTTGCCGGCGAACGACAGCAGCTTGCCCTTCAGCACCTCGGGTGGGGCCGCATCGGCGACCGGCTCCGGCTTGTCTTTGAATGGCATGAATTCGTCGAGCTTGTGCCATTTCGGGTGCTTTCGCTGGGCCTGGAGCGTGTTGTAAATGCCTTGCGTGGTGAGTGCCTGCCGGATGTCTGCCCGCTCCTCGCCGAACGGTTCGAGGTCGTAGTAGGCCTTCCATTCGCTGAGTTCGTGACTGCTCATGCGCTGCCCGAGCTCGGCGACCGTCATGCCCAGGGCCAGTGCTAGGCGGAAGAGGAACCGTCGCTCTGGCCGGGCTCGGAGTTTCCCGTCAGGTCCTCCACATCGGATTCACTGATGCCGGAGAGTCGAGAGGCCACTTCAAAGATGCGGTCAATCGGTGCGGCGGACTTCTGGCCCAGCGCCTTGACATCGCTAGGGCTGAACACCGTCTCGCCGTCCTCGTTGACGATGGTCAGGGCAGCCAGTCGGGCGCGCAGGTTGGAGAGGTTGAGGGTCTGGTTCTTGCCCTTGCCGGTCACGCTGGACGCCTCGAACGCATCACGCTCGGACGCGTTCAGGCCCTTCACCCGGACGGTGCCGCCCCACTCGGGAACGGCCACGTCTTCGGTGGTGATGTCGGGCGCCTGGAGAATCGCGTCACGGCCAAGCAACTGGGTCAACGGAGTGCCTTTCTGGTCGCGTCAGGGCGACGGGTGCTCGATCAGGACGGAGTGATTTCGCCGGTGACCATGATCGTCACGGACGCCCGGAGGATGCCCTCGACCGGGGCGCTGTACTCGAAGCCGGTGACGTAGCCAGCGAAGTCCAGCGTTTCGACCGGCATCACCATCTGGAAGTTGCGCTTCGTGCGGTTCAGCTGGTCGTCGCGCAGACTGGTCTGGCTGGCGTCGGCGTAGTAGTTGATCTCAAACGAGACCTCGCCGCCCTCCAGGATGGTCGGGACCGGTTCCCGCCAGCCGCCAGAGTCGTGGTTGGTGGCGTCCTCGGTGTTGAGCGAGGTCCCGGGGCCGGAGATGTCCAGCACCTCGCCGATCGTGGTGAAGACTTCGGGGCCTGCCCCGTCGCCCACCTTCAGGAATGTGCCGTGAGAGCTAACCGCGCTGGTGGCCATGGCCGTACCTTTCTGCCCCGATTACGGGAGGCGGATGATGCCGAACTTCACATCGGCGTGAGAGGCTGCGAAATAGAACTTGCCGTCCGTCTGACGCCACCCTTCCAGCGGGATCGGTCCGAAGACGCGAATGGCGCCAGCGGCGATGCTTTCTGCGGTGACGTCGTTGGTGCGCCCGATCCGGTCCGCCACGCTGGTGGCCGTCCACGTCTGGGCGCCGGCGTTGGTGTTCTGGATGACGATGAGTTCCTTGCCCGTGAGCGTGAACTCGTTGCCGTCGCCGGTGTTGCCGGCGTTCATCGTGACCACCGTGGAGGCATCGGCGTACCCGCCGGGTGCCGTGGTGACCGTTGCCGCTGCCCTAGCCATCGGTGTCCTCCGGTTCTGTTCCCTGATCCGTGGCGAGGATCGCCTCGACCAGGTCCTGCTTGAGCGGATACGCTGCCTTGCCCGGATCGGCGATTCCGACCGTGAGGGCCTTGGCTTCGAGCTCCGCGCGGGATAGCCGTTCGGAGACGGCCGGCGCGTCCTTGCCCCCGTCGAAGATCTCCAGCGGTGGGTGCGTTTTGGCGAAGTGCTGGACGAACTTCTGCTCGT